TGCGGCATCGGATGCACCGGAGGCTTCGGATCGGCTTTGCCGTCATAATCTTCGTCGGGTATACCTTGGTATAGCAGGGCCTCGGAGGCCCGGCGTCGGGTCAATCCGGCGAGGACTTTTCCGCCGCCCTTGTTCCATCGGGCGAACTCCTTGGCAGCTTGCTTATGATCTCCTCGATTGACGCATTTAAGCAGAGTTGACTTAGCAAGGTTGCCCTCTCCGACATTGTATGTGAACGACACCAGCGCATCGTATTGATGAGCAGTGAGAGGCACAGTGACGAGCCTTCGTACCGCTTTTTCAAAGCCCTGCATGTCCTCAGCAAAGGCCCGATCACATTCTTCACGCGTCCATCGAGTAGTTGCATTGAACTGTCTTCCGTGATGGTTCGTGTGCCCGTGGCCGATGGTGAGCACCCCTGCGGGACAGGTATAGGCTTTGTACTTGTCGCCTTCTTTTTTAAGACAGCCTTCGAAGTGGTGGATTAAATTCGCCCCGGCCTTGGTGAGCTTGCGGTCTTCGTTCATCGCGGCCCCCTTGGTTGAGGCGGATTAACCGGCGGCGGGGCCTGAGGGCCCGGGCCCTGCGGCACTGGCGACAGCCGGTTGCTCATTTCCAGCAGTGCTTCAAATTCCGACTTGTGCATCGCCAGCAGCTCGCTTTGCTGACGCGTTTGCTGCTGAAGCAGATTATTCAGGTGGAAAGCCTGACCTGTAATCAAAATCTGGAGAAAGTAGATTGCCGCAGATACGCCAACGAGGACGATGACGACCACACCCAATAAATAGGGGCTCTTGGCGAGGCCTGAGATGACCGCGTCACTGGTGGCGTGCGCCAGTTGTATCGTGCTTTGCGGCGGCAGGTAGACTGGCGACTGCGGCGGCGGCCTCGGTTGCTCGACATTAGTCATCGTATACTCGGTGATCGTCATCATTTCGGGACCAGCTTTTTTGCGAAGTCCTCCAGCGTCAGCGGTGGCGTTCCCTCTTGGGTCCTGAGCCGGTTCTCGTGGTCGAACAGGATCTGCTGTTCGGGCGTCGGTGGTGCCGGTGGCGGGGGCTCCGGTTCGACGTAGGGGTCGGCGACGCCGCCGTCCTCGACCCACTGGAGATACTCCGCGTAGTCTCTGTTCGCTGGGTCTGGCGGGATGCACGCGCCGTCTTCGGTGCGGATGATGCTGTCGGTGGCGGTGAGTTGATAGTCTGCCATCAGAGCCTCGCATTCAAATTAATCGAGCTGGCGCTCGTATCGACGTAGTATCCCCCCGCCGCCGTGACCGTAACCCGCGCCGTGAAGGCTGTTTCAGTGTACGGGACAACCACCAGAGCAGAGCAGTTGGCGTAACTAGGCGCGGTGCCTGTTACGCTGCCTGTCGGCGTTGCTCGCATTGAGGGGACGATGAGGTACGAGTCGAACTGGTTGGCTCCGGCAGCTCCGTAGCCGGACACGAGCACGCCGACGTATTTCTGGAAATAACGCTTACACGCCGCCAGTTCGCTGGCGTAATCCGGCATCACGAACGGCGGCGCGACGGAGCCCTCGGTAAGGGAAACGTCGAACAGCTCGAACGTATTGCCGCCGGTGCCCATGAAGTTGAACTGGTTGGACGTAGCCGTAAATTGTCCCGCCGTCCAAGCGTTAGCAGCGGTTTGGGTTGTCGATCCCGCCATCAGCGCCCAAGAGACATACATGTTTGCGGTGTTGTCGGTCGCCCACGTCCCCGTCGTATCGAGCGCGATAGTAACCGACTTCACAACGTCGGTATTGGCTTCACCAGCGGCGATGACGTATTCCGCGACATAAGACCTGTCGGTTGCGCCGTTGCGGATGGAAACGCAATAAGTGCCAGCCGGGGCCTTGACGCCGAACTGGATCGTTATTGTTTTTGCCGCCGCCGAACCACTTCTCAGATCGACCGCGCGCAGCCCTTCCACCGGTTGGTGTATTCGGCAGTAGTCGCCCGCTGCAACGGCTGCGTCCGCTACGGTGGCAGTAACACGTAATCGATTGGGCGATCCGCCCGGCGTAGCACCTGCAACTTGTTGCGAAGTATTGGTGCCGCCGTGACTGCCGGAAACAAGAAAACCATCTACGGGGTAATACGCTCCCGTCGTCCCCGCCGTCGTCCCGTTCTCTTGGCTCACCATCATCGCGCCGTTGGTGATGTAATTTTTTTGGGTGACATCGATGTTGGCGCGAGCCTGCGCCTGCTGGTTGGCGTTCAATCCCTGCGGGGTATCGAACCGCACCGCGCCCTGCGCTGCCGCGCCCTGCACCTGCCACGCCACGCCGTCCCAGACCCAGCCTTGGTAGACTTGGCCTAACGTCGGGGTGTTGGGGAAGTCATAGGCCATGCGCGTCCTCGGGTCGCGGGATGATGCTGTCGGTGGCGGTGAGTTGGTAGTCTGCCATCAGAGCCTCGCGTTATATCTCACGTCTTGATAGGCACGTGCCGTTTGAAACAATTGCACAGCCGTAGGGGTAAGGGCGGCGGTAGAAAATCCTGCGCCTCCGCCCGTAATTGTGGGATTTGCTCGCATGGTAGTCGGGAAGATCGTCATTTGAGATGCTGCTCCGGTATCGACAATCTGACTATCGCACCGCCACCAATAGCGCTGGCACGCCGCCAGCTCTTGCGCGTAATCCGGCACCACGAACGGCGGAGCGACGGAGCCTTCAGTCAAGCTGACGTCGAATAGCTCGAACACGTTGCCGTTGGTGGCAAACAAATTAAACTGGCTGGATGTAGCGACGAGGCCCGTCGTCACCCACGATCCTGCGGTGGCTTGGAAGTTGGTGCCCGCCATCAGGCACCACGATACTTCCATCCCGGCAGTGTTATCGCCCGCCCACGTTCCGGCAGTATCGAGCGAAATGACCACCGACTTCATCACGTCGGTATTGGCCTCGCCCGCGCTAATAACAAACTCTGCGACATAGCCGCGATTACCAGCACCGTTGCGGATCGATGCGCAATACGTCCCCGCCGGTCCCTTGCAGCCGAATTGCAGCGTCACCGTCCGTGCTGATGCCGTGCCAAGCCTCAATTCAGGCACCAGACGCTGACCCTCGATGCGTTGCGTCAGTAGATAGATATCACCAGCCGCAACAGCAGCATCCGCCCCAGTTACGGTGACGCGGATGCGGTTAGGCGAACCGCCGGGCGTAAGGCCTACGACTTGTTGCGCGGCGACATTGCCGCCGTGCCCCCAGACATGACAGAATTGATCGACGGGATAAAACCCGTTGGTGGTTACCGCCGTCGCCCCGTTCTCTTGGCTCACCATCATCGCGCCGTTGAGGATGTAGTTCTTCCTCGCCGCTTGCGGCGCGGCCCCGCTCGCAATCGCCACCCACTGGCTCGAGTTGGCGTCGGCAAATCTGAGATAGGTGATGCCGGTGTCGCTCTCCCACCAGAACGATCCTGCTGCGGCACCTACCGGAGCCGTGTCGGAAATGATCGCGCCGCCGGGGCCTGCCGGATGAACGTGGTCTTCCCTCGCGTACTTGGTGGCGACGCCGACCGCGCCCGCGCCGCTCTCGACCAGCGGCGTTGCGGTCGCTGGCGGCACCGCCGTCACGGTGACGGTGGGCGTCAGTGTCCCGCTGGCGTCGTTGTAGGCCCACGTGATCCCGGTGCCGTTCTGGATCAGCGCCGCAACCCGGTCATCCACCTGCTCGTCGGTGTAGCTTGATCCAGCAGATGGCGATAGCTCGACATACCCCGCGCCGCCGCCGCCAGTCATGGCGGGCTTAAGCACTACCGCCGCAATGCCGCCCTCGCTGCCGGTGCAGGATTGCACCCCCACCGTAGTGTTGCCAGTTGGGCTTCCCGTTGCCCACGCGCCTTCAGCGGGGCCTGAGTTGGTGATCTCGGTCAGCTCAGTCAGGTTATTCCACGCCGTGACGTCGCCCCCGCCGCCGCCCGCGCCGTAGTAAAAACCGGCAAACGCGACGATCTTATCGCCGGTAGCGCAGGTCAGCGTCGCGGTATTGCGCGGCCAGTTAGGGCCGTTGACGCCCGTGCTGCCGCGCGTCGGGCTGGCAGTGTCGATGCCTTTCCAGAACGTGACGGAATAAGCGTTATTGACGTCGGTCGTCGTTGACGTCCACGACCATCCTAGCGTTTTGTTAGTCCCGGTATCCGGCGCGGCGAGCCAGAATAGCACCGTTTCCCAGTTGTTGTTGGTGTCAGCGCCGCCCTCGCGGTTCATCGCCGTGAGCACGCCGCCCTTGGTAAACCCCATAGACAAGTGGGTGTTGCTGGCGTTGTTGTAATTAGACAGGCCAACAATCACGATCTCCGCGTCTGCCGGTACGGTAATGGTCGATGATACCGTCCCGTTTTGCGCGTTAGTGGTGAGCGGGAAATGCAGGGCACTGCCGGTCTGGGTAATGCTAGTTGGCGTTCCACTGCCGCCACTGGCGGCCCACCTGTAAATATTGTTGGTGTCCTGCGCGACGTAGATCGTCTCCGCCGTGCCGGTGGCCGGAAAGGCCGCGAGACTGGCATACTCGAACACTTCGTCGGGGCCGCCTCCGGTGGAGGGTGATAGCTCGACATACGGGCTCATGTCGGCCACCCCGATGTGAAGCCGGACGGCACTGCATAAACAAAGGCAGTCTGGCCGAAGTTTGCCGTCATCGCGTCATTTGCCAGAGCGCCCGTACCGCCAAACCCAAGCATCGGAGCGCTTGGGAGAGCGCCGCTCCCCAAGCCGCCCGTCCCCGTTGCCGGGTCAGCCGTGCCACTGTTGTTCCAGAGGCCGCCGTTCTTGCGGAACCACGCCGCGCCGGTCGCAAAATCCACCGCCAGGCTGACGACATTGCCCGTGACGATTGCGCCCAGCGCGACGCCGGTATTTGCGTTATTGGCAAAGATCGCCCCACCAAGAAACCCGATAACCGGACCACCCTGACCAACCCCGAATTGAGTGTAAGTAGTAGCTGCGGTCACGACCCCCACACCGTTGTTGTTGCCGTGCATCGCGCCAACAGTTACTTCAAAATAATACTTGCCTGAACTCTTCAGTGCGGTGCTGCGTGCGCCGCCAGCCGTAGCGCTGGTAATATTTCTCGTCGCGGTCAGGTTGCCGTTTGACAGGTTTACCAGCGACGAAGCCCCATCGAGCGTAGCCACCGCTGCCGTCCAGCGATAAATCTTGTTGGTGTCCTGTGCGACGTAGATCAGCCCTGCCGTACCTGTCGCCGGGAACGCGGCGAGGCTGGCGAACTCGATGACGTCGTCCTCGCCGCCGCCTGTGCCCGCTGGGCCTTGCGGACCTGTGGCTCCCGTTGGCCCGGCAGGGCCCGTTGCGCCGGTCGGGCCTGCCGGGCCCGGCACGGTGCTATCGGCACCGGGAGGCCCCGTCGATCCGGTGGGTCCGGTTGGGCCCGTAGCGCCCGGCGTACCCGGAGCGCCTTGCGCGCCGGGCGGCCCCTTGATGTTGGTTTCCGGGTTCCACACGGCGAATTACCTCACGTAGCCGCGCCACGCCCCGCCGCTCCAGCGCCAGACGTCGGCGGTGGTCTCGTCGAGGTACATGTCGCCTTCCACCCGCTCGCCCGGTGGCACCGAGGCGCTGGGAGCCCCTGCGCCGCTGTACCAGCGCGATCCGCGCAGGCCCTGCTCTCCGGGAGGGCCCTGCGCGCCGGTCTCACCCTTGAGCCCCGCAGGGCCGCTGGGGCCCGTCGGATAGGAGGCGGGTCCGAGCGGCCCGGAGCTGACATAGCCGTAGCCGGTCAGGTCCACCCGGCCGCAGGCCAGCATCCGCTGCGGCTGGCCAATCGAGTTTCGGGTGTAGACCTCAACGTTGAACCTGTCGTTCATCACGACCCCGGGCACCGTGGCGATGCCGGAAGCCCCGGTCGGGTCGTTGATCTCGATGTCGTAGGCGTGGACGTAAGGTTGGGTAAATGGGCGAAGAACGAGTTGCGGGTACAGGCTGGCGATGTTGGGGTAGGCGAGGTTGCTTTGCGTCTTGAAGTCGAAGCGGATGTCACCCGGCATCCCCGCCGCCTGCGAGAAGCCGATGGGCACGGGCCCTACCGGGTCGATGTAGATGACGGCTTGGTGCATTATCCTGCCTCCAAGGCTTCGACGCGGACCTTCAGTTCCTTGATGGCGTTGACCAAGGCGTAGATCAGCGGGCCGGTGTCGAGGTTGCGCAAGTCGTTGACGGCTACGCCGTCAATACGGCCGTCGGTTTTTCTAACCATCTCGGACATGACGGTTTCAACTTCCTGTGCGACGAGGCCGACAAACTCTCTATGTTCAACGTTCTTACTGATAGACTGTCCGTCAGCGCCAATATCGTTTCCTTTGTAGGTGTAACGCACCGGACGAAGCGCCGTAACGGCGTCGAGACCAGCCGGGTAATCACCGTGTACGGTCTTAATACGGGCATCTGACGGAACGTCCCAAGGCCCTCCGCCCGGCTTCTGCGCCCAGCCATAAACCCGAAAATTAACCCCAGCGTCGATTGTCACGGCAAGACCAATCGGGATGCCGCTGCCGTCCGTGTAGCCAATCAGCATCGGGCCGGTGGTATCGACCCAGAAGCCCCACGATTGATGCGCAGTCGTATTGTGAACGGCGAACGTCGGTTGGCCTGCGCCTACGACGAGGCACTTATCGACGAATTGCGAGGTACCGGTGGAATAGACCGCGCCGCAGTTGATCGGACCACTGGTCAGGCTCGGCACCGTCAGGGCCCCGGTCATGGTGTCGCCCGTCAGCGCCACGTAATTGTCGTCCACATAGGCTTTGCTAGCAGCGTCGGTCGGATTGACCGGCGGCGGGACCGTAGTGAATTTGGTGTCGGCGTATTGCTTGGTCACCGCGTCCTGCGGATTGACCGGGTCCTGCAGGCCGGTGATCCGCTTCGAATTCCACGGAATGTTCTGGGTGACGATGCTCTGGCCGTCGCGGGCGATGCAATTCGATAAGCCCGCCGCGAAACCGTCGTCCTCGCTGTCGTGGAAGTCGGCGCGGATCTTGATGCCGCCCGCCGCGTCGGCGACCCAGTTCCGCACCCGCTGAAATACGCCTGCGCCGTTGAATGGCATTACATGTAACTCCACAACAAGACAAACGAGAGAACCAGCAGGCAGATGCCCGCAAAGACCAGCCAGCCGATGCCGGGATAGGACGCGCTCACTACATCATGTCCTTGTCGGTGTCGGGCCTCACGGATATGCGCAAGTGGAGGCCCGGGCCCTTGCCCGGCGACGGCGGCAGGCCGAACTGGCCCCTGGGGGCCATCTTGCCCTTCTTCATTTTCGCCGTGTCGGTGTAACCGTCGCCCGTGGCTTCGGCGACCGCCTGTCCCCTCGGGGCCTTCTTGTATTCGCTAGCGACCGACGGCGGCACGTCTGCGGTGGTTTTCTTCGGGAATTTCATCGGCTCATTCCTTGTTGAAGAAGTTGCTGCTGTATCGACCCGCGCCAAGGCCCAGCTGTTTTGCAGCCATGATCTTCGCCAGCGCATCGCGCGGCGTATTGATGACTTTCCGGTCGGTGCTGCCGGTCACGATGCTGCGGATCAGGTCATCGACACGCCTAGCGCCACGGTTGGCAATCGTCTTGCTCAACTGGTGCGCACCGGCCTTACCGAGCAGGCCGAGCCCCAGCGAGGTCGCGCCGCCAGCCCCGACCACGCCGCCAGCGCCAGTGGTGTCGCCGAAATACTGAGCGCCTCCGCCACCCGCCAATCCGAGGGTGCCGAAACTGAGAAGATTACCGCTCTGTTTGCTCAGGGCATTCGCGATTGTTGTCAGTCTGGGGTCGCCCTTGGCGATCTCCGCGATCTGCGCGACCTGTGACGGGTTGTTCTGAAACCGGCTGAAGCGCTCCGGGTTGATGACTTTGTTATGCTCTTCGCCAAAATTCGTTCTTAACTTGTTGGTCGCGTCCTTGGCCGTGAGCATGCCCTTGTCGCCGAGAAACTCGGCCTTGGCCGCATTGGAGCCCCGGTGGTAGAGATCCCGGGCCTTGGCTGGATCGCCGGGGCTGACGGTGCCGAGTTTACTCGCTGGAATGGTCGGCTTGGCGGTGTCTACGAAGTTCTCCAGCACGTCGCTCAGATGCCCCGCCATCCTTCGCACGCGCTTGTCGTCGCTGGCTTTGGCGTCGCTGATCTGCGTGCGGATGTTCTGGACTTGGGTCCACGTCATGGGCTTGCCGTTATGGCTCCCGATGTCTTCAAGTATCGGGGTCAACTCGTCGTGGATATTACGATTGAAGCCTTCCGCCTTCATTCTATCCACGGTATCCCGCACCAGCTTCGGGGTGTCAGTGTCCTTGAACTTGATGCCCGCATCGTCGAGCTTCTGGTAAATCTGGCCGCCCTCTTCCTTGAGGCTCTTCGAGCCGCCTTCGCGAACGGCTTCGTTGACTTCCTTCTGAGCCCCGCGCACGCCGGGCAGCAGCTTCGCCGCAGACCCAACCACTTTTCCAGTGACGCCACCGACGGTGCCGCCGACACCGGCACCCACGGCAGCGTTTTCCACGCTCTCGGCGTTGCGGGCCGCGCCTTCGATAGCGGCGGAGCCGGTGTTGCCCATCAACCACTGGGCGATTTTCGCGGCTTTGGACGGGGCTTCTTTGGCGACACTTATTGCGCCTCGGGTGAGCGCCGGGCCGGGCCCGCCGCTGGCCATGCCCCCGAGAATATCCACGGCTCCGCCCAGCCACGGGTTGGTGTTTCGCTCAGCCCGCTTGACGTAATCCTCTTCGGCCCCGACGCCTGCGCGGTAGCGTTCACCTGCGGTGCCCTCGCCGCCGATGGCGTTCACTGCGCCGCCGAGCGGGCGGTTGAGGCCCATCGTGAAATTGTCCACCAGCCGGGTGCCGTAGCCGGGCTCGCCTTTCGCCTCCACCAGCTTCTGCAATGCGTCGGCGCGCATCTGCATGTCGCGGGGCAGCTCCTTGGCGGCGTAGGCCCCGCCCGATTTGGGCTCCGATCCAGCTAAATACGCGTCCGGGTCGAAGCCTCCGGATGGTTTAGCCGCCAGATATGCGTCGGGATCGAACGCCATGGCTTATTTCCCCAATCGCTTCCTGATTTCCGCTGCACGCGGGTCGTTGGAGTTGGCGTTGGCCCACTCCAAGGCCTGTGCGTCTTGTGACGACATTTGCGGCGCTGCTGTCGATGCGCCTCCAGCACCGCCGCCCGCCGTTGGAAGCGTCGGTATTTTGCCGCCCGCCTCCGTGATGGCGTTGTGGTGGACCTGCAACAACCCGGCGAGCTTGATTTTCAACGCTTCGATGGCTTTACGCTTGTTCTCTATCGTGGCGTTCGGATCGTTCACGATCTTGAAGTTGACCTGAACGTCCCGGTCCGACGACGCGCCTTTCATCTGGTTCAGCAGATCCAGCGCCTGCGCGCCCATGATCTGGTTGAAGCGTTGCGTGTTCGACATGGTCTCCGGGTCGATCCCTGCGGCACTGGTTACGCCTTGCAGGAATTTCGGCGTGTTCTCGCCGATACCCTGAGCGAAGCCAGCACCGGGCCCGGCGTGGATGCCCTTGGGGTGGTTGGTCAGAGCAAGAGCTTCGTCCAGCGAGGCTATTAGCGACTGCCCTGCGATGCTCTGCTCCTGCATACCGGTGATATACTTCTGCTCGCTGGCCGGTGCCGAGGTGGCCTTCTTCACGATGGCGTCCCGGGTGGCTTGGTCGATCTCGCCGCGCTTCAGCGCGCGATCCGCCTGCACGACAGGCAGATCGGTAGGCCGCGATTGAATGCGGTTTTCTGCGGCATCAGCAGCCTCCTGTGCGACACGCGCCGCCTCTTTCGCCGCCGCGTCCTGATGACTGAACAGCTCCCGCTGCCGACGGCCCTCGGCCACCTGCTGGAGCATCGCTTTCATGCCTTCGGGATCGGCGGTGCTCCACACCGAGAGCTGCTGCGGGCTGTATTCGCCGTTGGGGCCTTGCGGGCCCTGCGCTATCATCTGCGCCAACGACTGCCGCTGCGCCGCCGCCGCCTGATCGACGCGGGCCCGCTGGAAGCTGTCGCCAAGCTGGTTAGCCAGATGCCCGAAGCCCTGAATGGGGGTCTGGGTGTTCTCGGGCGTGATCGCGCCCGCCTGCGCCGACTGCGCCATCATGTCCTTGTGACGCTGCTCAAGGGCCTTGATGGACTGGGCCCTGAGCGGATCGCTGTAGGTCGGCAGGGTGGTGGATACAAATTCGGCCATCAGAATAGCTTTCCGCTGTTAAGCCGCTGCATCGCCATGGCCAGCTGCTGCCGCTGGGCGGCGGCCACCCGGGGATCGGTCAGCGGCTGCACGCCCGGCGGCGTCGGCAGGGCTGCTGCCGGGACGGTCGTGGAAGCTGCCGCAGCGGCAGGGGTTTTGTTCCCCGCACCGCCGTACACGGCCTGCCCGAAGCCCTGCAAAGCATCGCTCAAGCCGGTGCTAAACTGATCCTTCCCGAGCTTGCTCGCCACTTCGGAAGGCGTTTCAGCAGCGGGGGCGTAATCGCTCGCGCCGCTGCCGACGTTGGGGGTTGGATCAACCATCTCGGGCTTGGCGTAATCGCTCTCGCCACTGCCGACGTTGGGCGTCGGATCTGATGGAGCGGCGTCCTTGGCTCTCGCGCCAATTCCTTCCCACTCCTTGATGCCGGTGTTCTTCGCGCCGTACCACGAACCCCAACCGTGTTGAGCAGCGTGCTTCAGCGCGTAGTCAATCGTGTCTTTCTCGTTCTTAGGGTCGGACGGATCGCGCCCGGTCGCTTTCTGATACTCGTTGCCGAGGCCCCCGCCCGTGTAGAGCTGGAACGCGCCCCAACTGGGCTCCCGCACGCCATTTTTGACGACCGACGATTGAAAGGTGGTCAAGCCCTCGGACTTCGCCACTCGCAGCGCGACGTCCGGATCGATATTGTATTTCTTGGCCGTCTCGCGAATGTGAGCAGCCATGCCGCGTGGATCGCCCAATTTGACGCGCGCATGCCCGGGCTTCTTCTTCTTCTTGGACGGCAATTTATATTGTCCGTCGTCTTCGGTTGCATCATCAGATAGACGGGCCATCCATTCGTCCCCTTACGACGCCATGAAGGCTTGAAATTCAGCCGGTGACACCGACCGCTGGAAAATCTGGATATCCTGTGGCGACATCGATGCCCGCAACGCCGCCCATTGCGGATTTCCGGCAGGCGCAGCCGGGGCGCTGCCTTGCGCCTGCAGCGTCGCCAGCTGGTCGCGCAGTCCCTGTACCTCGGGATCGACGACGCCGTTGGGCTTCTTGTACTGAAACATCTCTGGCCGCAGCCCGGTCGCCATGTCGTTCGGGCCCGTGGCCTTAGGCTCTGGCAGGAAGTTCTGGAACTTGCCGTACTCGAAGGGATCGCCAACCGCGTTCGCAGAGCCCGCCACCGGCAGGCCCGGCATCGGCGTGCCCGCACGCGCCTGCGACAGCAGCCCTATCAATCCGCTATCGCCTCCGCCACCGCTTGAACCCATAACAATCTCCTATCAGGGCATCGGGATCATCTTGGAGAGACCACCGACCATGTTGAAGATGCCCGCGTTGGTATTGGACGCCGCCTGGCTTTCGGCCTTGTACTGATCGTTGATGTACTGCGCGATGTTCGAGCCTTGGACCGGCGAGCCTTGGAACGGCTGGAATTGCGGGATGGTCGCCTGCGAGCCGCTCATCAGCGCGGTGATCTCGTTGATCGGCTGGTTGCGCATCGCCACGGCTTCCTGCATCTGGCCGCCGCGCATGTTGTTGTAATAATTCGCGAGGCTCTGATCCATGTTGAAACGCTGGGTGCCGACGTCGTTGTAGGCGGCTTGGGCCCTGCGGGCCTCGTCACCCGAAGTGAGATACGCCTTGCGCGCGGCCTCGGCGCGGTTGTCGTCACGCTGCATCTGGTAATTGCCGTAACCCTGCCCGCCCGGCGACAGGCCCCGCGCCGCGAGGCTTGCTTCCTGCTGGCTCTCCTGCGGCGCGACGGAGCGGTTGTAACTGTCCATCATCGCCTTCTCGATGCCCGCGCGATCCGTCGGGCCCGCGTCCTGCCGCAGATCCTGCTTGCCGAGGCTGGTCTGCCACGCCTGCCACTGGCTGGGGTCGATCTTGTTGTTCTGGAGATGCTCGCGCAAATTGGCCGACTGCTCGACGGCCATCGTCCCCATGTTGTATTTGCCCTGCGTCTCCAGCCCTTGCAGCTTCTGCTGGTCGGGGCTCAGGGCCGTGGTGCGCTCGTAGCGCGGGGCGTAACCCGAGACCACGCCGTTGGTGTAGATCGGCACTTGTTCGATGGCCTTGTAGCTCACCGAGCCGAACGGGTTGACCTCGTTGACGTTGCTCGAAACAGAATTGTACTGGCTCGCCGACTGGTTCTGCTGGTTCTGCGCCGCCGCCGTCGCATAGGGGTTAGGTGCTGAAGGTTGTGAAGACATCAGTGAACCCTTTCATAGACGTAGTCGGGCAGCGCTGGAGACGCCACGACGGTGGGGCCGTCGTATCCGGGCAGATATCTGCAGTCGCCTTTGAGCATCCCGTAAACAAGCGTGTCGCGGGAGCCTTCGAGCCCCAGCCGCCGGTAGCCCTCGTATTGAAATCCCATCCGCTGCACCTGCCGCAGCGCCTTGCGGTTATCCGGCTCGACTTCGGCGGTGAGCCGTCGCGCATGGGTGAAAGCCGCCGTGAAGATGGCGCGCAGCACGCGCCGCGACATGCAGCGGGGATCGAGCACCATGACGTTGACGCGGCCCTCGAACCAGAACGGAAACTCGATGGCGAAGATGCCGGTGATGTGGCCCGCGTCGTTGCGGGCCCACGCCGAGAACCAGTGCGGAGCCTTGAAGTCGCACGGCGTGAAGTCGATGCGCAGATGCTGGGTGAGCATGGCCTGCGCGTCCTCGGGGAGATCGCCGAAAGAGACTTTCACATCAAGCCCCCCAGTTCATACACCACGTCCACGCCGCTCAGCGAAAACGTGCAGTTGGTGACGCTGATGCGGACGCGGAGCGCGCCGACGCGGCCGAGGCCGGTGATGCCTTGCCAGTGCTGCCGGGCCTGCAATGCTGTGGTCCAGTAATCCACGTCCCACGTCGCCAGATCCCACGTCGCGCCGCCCGCCGCTTCCGTCACTTCCGGCTGGTTGGTCGGCGGCAGACTGCCGTAATCCACCTCCATGTCGATGAAGGGCCGGGTCAGGCCGTCGGTGATGGTGTAGAGCCGCACCATCTTGAAGTTCTTCTTCTGGACGCTCTTGTAGCTCGACCACGCGAAGCGCACGTCGGCGTTGATGGCCGCGCCATTGTCGTTGAGGTATTCGGAGCCGCCGAGGTAGATGCCGCCGTCCTCGCTGCCGAAATACGTATGGTTGTCGAGCCAGCCCCAGCACCGCGCCGGGACGTCGCGCCACTTGGCCCAGACTTGCCCCGGCATCTTCCGCACCATCTGCTGGTACTTGCCGTCGCCTATCGGCATGTTGCAGATCGCGTGGTTGGTGTGATGGTTGAGGATTACCTGCCAGCCGTAGTCGCTGCGGCGGGTTTTTGCGAACTCCTCGAACTCCTTCATGACGTTGAGGTCGGACTTGCCCAGCTGCTCGACCTCGGCGCGGATCAGCGTCGTCATCGGCATGAGGCCCGTGGAAACCATGATATAGAGGTCGCCGCCGAAATTGATCAGGCTCTCTTTCGACATCGGCGCGTCGAAGCGGAAGATGCCGACCAGCTGGAAATCGCTGGCGGGATCGACGCCCGAGTAGATCGCGACTTCGCCGTTGGAGGAGAAGATCACCAGCGCGTCGTCCATGCCGACGCCGCCGTCGATGGACCACGTCGCCAGCGCCTCGATGTGGCCGCCGCGCTTGAAAATCGCGTTCAGCGGCACCACGAACAGAAACTCGTCGGGTGGGGTGGTGTTCTTCCGCTGAACCGGCAGGTAGTACACCGCGAGGTTCTCGCTGTCGGCGAACCAGAGCCGGTTCATATGCGAGATCACCTTGTCGAACTTGTCAGGGAGTATCCACGGCTCGGTAGGTGGAGCGGCCACGGTCTCCTTGACGAACGTGGTGCCGTCCCACGAGATCACGCCATCGAAGCCGTTGACCATGACGGTGTAGTCCACGGAAGAGAGGTTGCTGAACGCAGTCCACGCCCAGCGGTCGCTGCCGTAAGGCCCGGCAGATATCACGACCCCTGACGTGTCGTAGATCTTGGGGCCAGCCGCTATCGCCAGCTCCTGCGCCGTGCCGTAGTAGGGGATGATGGTCGAGATCGGCACCGCAGGCGTAATCTGGCCGAGCTTGATATAGCCGGGCCGCACCGTGATGCGGTCGTCCTCGACCACCCAGTTGGTCAGGATCGACGCCAATAACGGGTCGGTCTCGTTCAATTCAGCATAACGGGACAATCCCTTCAGCGGTGCGCTGAAATGCGAGATCTTGGCCGCAGGCTTGCCCTTGGCGCGCATTGGCGTGCCGCGCTTGTTCTTGAGGGGCAGATGGGCGGCGGGCAGCATCCTCATTGCACGCGCCCCGGGTCTTCGTTGAGGTCGATCACGGGCGCGTTGCGGCCCGCGATCTTGTTGAGGCGGGCGATGAAGTCGCGCTGCTCCTCGCCGTATTCGAGGCCCTTGGACTTCAGGAAGCGATATTTGAGCCCGTCCACCGTCAGGCGTCCGTCGAACAGGATGATGTCGTTGTCGGCGGTCGGCCGGGACTTGCGCACTTGCTCGCCGCTGTCAATCAGCCAGTTGCCGTCGCCGAGTTCGTCGCGGTACGGCGGGTCGATCAAAAGCTCGTCGGCGACGTTCTGCAGCAGAGCCGCCATCTGCGCGATGTCCTGATCCGCCGTGCCGATGACGTTGGCGACAGGACGCTGGACCAGTCCTATTTCCAGGGAAGCGTCGGACACGGCGTCGATGATGGTCAGCAGTCTTGGCATTTACGCAGCAGCCTTCAGCCGGAGGGCGTCAATCAGGGTTTTCTGCGCCGAGATGGTCGATATCGCTTCGTCGAACTGCTCTTTCAGGGCTGCGAGCTGGGCCTGCAAGTCGTTGACGATTTCCTCGTATTGCCCTGCCTTGCCGTGCAGCTCGATCATCTTCAGGGCCCGGTCGGCGACCTCGATGACTTCGGGCGGGATGGTTTTCTGGGCCTCGGCACGCCGCTTTTTGCTGACCACTTGCGCCAGCTGCTCGACGGTGTGGATGTCCCTGACGGCGCACATCTGGAAGATGTGGGGCGGGCATGCAGGCCAAAGCGCGAGAGGATAACCCACGATCTGCTTGCGGGCCTCGCAGGTTTTTTCATACAGCGCGTAGGGCCCGGGATGGTCAACGATATCGGCCTCCTCGGCCTCGCGCTCAATGGAAAGATAAGGCGGCCGATCCATGCGGACGCGCGTGGTCTCGCGGAACAGCGGCAGGCCGTCGGGGCCGTTGCCGTCACGCTCCCACCCTGTCGAAAATCGCACTAAAGTCGGGGTGTCACTCAATGTTTTTCTCCGCAGGGAGCGCGGGGAAAACGGCGGCCCGCGCTCCCCGCAGACGGGCCGCCGTTTACGGTCAGGTGCCAGAC